AGCAGGACAAAGATTCGCGTCGATTGCTGACATGCAAGTCGGTGACGGGAACCAATCAGCAGCTGTTGGTACGACTGTAGCCCTATTAGAGCGTGGCTCACGGGTAATGTCAGCAATCCATAAAAGACTGTATGTATCGTTAAAGCAAGAATTTAAATTACTTGCTAATATCTTTAAAACTTATTTACCACCAGAATATCCTTATGATGTTGTAGGTGGACAAAGAAATATTAAAGTTCAAGATTTTGATGATAGAGTAGATATTCTACCTGTTGCTGATCCAAATATATTTTCAATGAGTCAGAGAATTTCATTAGCACAATCTGAATTGCAATTAGCTATGTCTAATCCACAGATGCACAATTTATATATGTGTTATAGAAAAATGTATGAAGCATTAGGTGTAAAGGATATTGATAGAATCTTACCACCACCTCCACCGAATCAACCAAAAGATCCGGCGATTGAACACATCGATGCAATGGGGATGAAACCTTTTCAAGCGTTTCCAGGACAAGATCATAGAGCACATATAACTGCTCACTTAAATTTTATGGCAAGTAACTTTGTTAGAAATAATCCTAGCATTACTGCAGCATTAGAAAAAAATATTATGGAGCACATATCATTGATGGCACAAGAACAAGTACAATTGGAATTTGCACAAGAATTCCAAGTATTACCTCAGATGCAACAAGCAGCTGTTCAAAATCCACAAGTCCAGCAGCAACTTCAACAAATATCTCAAAAGATAGAAGCAAGAAAAGCTGTATTGATTGCAGATATGACTGAAGAGTTCTTAAAAGAAGAAAAAACAATTACATCTCAATTTGATCATGATCCATTACTTAAATTGAAACAAAGAGAAATAGATTTAAAAGCTATGGAGAGTGAACGTAAACAACAAGAAACAGATGCAAGAATTAATTTAGATCAAGCTAAAATGGTTCAAAACAGAGAGATTACAGACGATAAACTGGAACAGAACGAAGAATTAGCTAATTTAAGAGCAGATACAGCAATTGAGAAATCATTGATCTCTGCTGATGTTAAACTGACTTCAGATAAAATGAAGGCTAAGGATGTTAGAACCTTGAAAGGTCCTAAATCTTAGTATATATAAACCCTAGGAGAAAAATATGGCAAAAGAAGGTAAAGGATATAACCAGTCAATGTTTACTAATAAAGATGGATATCTTAAAGGTGGAAATAAAATTTCTATTCCACCGCAGAATTTAATAAGAGATCCAAGAGCTAAATCTAGTATTAGAGGATCAAGTGCTAGAATTGCAACTGGTGATAAAGTGACTGTTCGAAGCACAGGTGGCAAAGGTTCATCTACTAAAGCTAGAAAACAGACAGCAACTTGGTTTTAATTTATGGCTTGGTTCAGCTTAGCTAAAATAGCATTACAAGCTGGTGGTAAAATTTATGCTAACAGACAAAAAGCAAAAGTTGCTATGTCTGATGCACAACTTTTACACGCCGAGCGTCAAGCTCGAGGTGAGGAAGCTTACCAGGGAAAACTTTTAGAAGCTCGTCAATCAGACTACAAGGACGAATTCGTCCTCGTGATTATTTCGGCGCCCATCATTGTGTTAATGTGGGCAGTCATGTCGGACGATCCGGCCGCGATGGAAAAGGTAAAACTTTTCTTCGAGTACTTCCAGTCGTTGCCGTCATGGTTCACAAATTTGTGGATTTTGGTCGTAGCGAGCATTTTTGGAATTAAGGGAACTCAGATCTTCAGGAACGGTGGAGGAAAAAAATAATAAATAAAGCCTGAGCAATCAGGACAACGTGTAAGACACGCGATGCATTATGCAATTAAACTTATTTTCAGTACCAATTTTTATTGGTAATATTGATCCTACTAAATTAGAATTTAAAAATCAAAAAACAAAACCTACTTTTGATTCTGGTGTGCATACCTCTTTTGCAAGTGGAAATGAAAATTTAGAAAAAGAAAGTTTTAAATATTTAGCAAATACTATTATTAAATTATTAGAAGAAAAATTTAAACGTAGGTTCAGAATTACGTTTTCAAACATATGGCAAAATATTTATAAAAAGGATGACTTTCAGGAAAAACATTGTCATGTTAATAGCCATTTCTCTTTTATTGTTTATAAAAAAATTAAGGAGTCTAATACAATATTTTTTCATCCCAATAATTATTTAATAGCTTCTTTTTACAAAGGGGTGGAGGGACCTAAACCAGAGGATATTGTTGACTTACAATTTAGACCATCTTGTCGGGAAGGTCAAATTATTGTATTCCCTAGTTTTTTAGAGCATATGGTTAAAAAAACATCAAATGCTATTACAATTTCTGGTAATATAGACTTTAAATTTTTATAAATTAATGATAATAATATAACAAATAAGGAGAAAATATGAGAAATGATTTTGGATCAAGACCTTACAAATCTAGGTTCCCGTACAAAAGTGGCAAAAGTGTTTCTAAGAAAAAGAAACAAGGCTACAAAGATAGAGAAGATGAATCTCTAGGTATGAGAACTGGAAAAGAGTCCACTAAGAAACAATCTATGAAAGATCGTAGAGATGAGTCTTATGGAAAATGGGGCAAAAGAAAATCTGGTAAAATTAATAAGTAGGTAGTTATGGGTATATTTGGAATAGCCAAAAAAGGTTTTGGCAAAGCTGTTAAAGCTTATAAACAAACTAAAATTAAAAGTGGTAAAGCTACACGTGCTGAACGTATTAAGTATGGTGAAAGAAGTCCTGATATTAAATCTGTTAAACCAACAAAAGATATTAAAGGAAGTATTGAAAGAGGTAGATCTGAGGAATATCTAAGAAGAATTAGAAAATTAGATAAAGCAGATGAGAAAGTTGCAACTGGTAAAAAAATGATGAAAGAAGGACAAAAAACTAGAAAACAAATGAAAGACACTGGAACAGCATTTCAATTTAAACATTCAAAAAGTTATCATCCTATAAAACCTGGAGATGCAAAAAAATATAACATTAAAAAAGGTATGGCTCAGTGAGAACTTTTAGATCACCAAACTCTGGACAAACATCTTTGACTTTGCAACACAGTACAAGTCCAGCATCTGGTTATAGGCCACCTGCAGGACATAACGCTGATGGTTATACAAATGGTGGAGATAGAGTTAGTTTTGCTAAAGGTGGAAAAGTTAAAAAGAACTGGATACAATCAGTAAATAAATCAATCAAAAAACGTGGAACTAAAGGAAAATGCACACATATTACAAAAAAAGGTTGCACTGGACGAGCAAAAGCGTTAGCAAAGACATTTAAGAAAATGGCTAAGAAAAGAAAAGGAAAATAATATGCCAATAAGAATATTACCAAAAGATTCAAGCAAAGGTGGACCTGGACTTCGTAGCAAAAGATTAGGTACAGCAGCTAAACAAAAACCTCAATGGATTACTAAAAAAGACACACCTCAATGGATTACTAAAAAAGACAAACCTAAATGGATTACTAGAAAGAAAAAAAATTGGATTACTAAAAAGAAAAAAACAACTCCTTGGATAACTAAAAAGAAAAAACCAACTGGTTTAGTTGGTGGAAGAAAAGGTTATAACATAGGTGGAAGAGCAAACTTACTAGAAGAAATGGGTCGTATCGATGCAAGAAGACACCCGGATGCAGCAGACAGAGCTGAGAAAAGAAGAGTTATTGGAGAATTAAATAGAGGTTATAAATCAGGTGGTGCAGTTCTTAAAGGCAAAAAAGTAGGCTGTCAAATTAAGTAATGGAAATTTTAAAAAAAATATGGAACTTCCTATTTGGAAGTAAAAAAGAAGAACCAGTAGTTTTGGAAGAAACTTCTACAGAAGAAACGAAAGAAGTAGTAACGCATTGCATTACTCATATAAGATTTAGAAAGAATTGCCCTGATTGCTTAAGAGCAGTCGGTGTAATATAATATGGCTGATTTAGAAAACGTAATATATAAATTAAGAAGAGCATTAGACAATAGAATTAGATCATTAGCAATCTCTGTTACATCTGGAGGGGTTGACAATATGGAGACATACAAGTATATTATAGGACAAATAAACGCCCTAGAGGCAACTAAACAGGAACTCTCTAACCTGCTAGACGATAAGGAGCAAAATGAAAACAGAGGCACAGTCATCAATATCAACGGCGCAAAGCCCAAAGATAATAACCCCAAATAAAGAATTAGTCGGAGTAAAAAAATCCGAACCTAAAAAAGAAATTACAAACGAAAAAGATAAACTACCACAACCTACAGGTTGGAGAATGTTAGTTCTTCCATTTAGAATGAATGAAAAATCTAAAGGTGGAGTTTTATTTTCACATGAAACTATAGACAAACAACAAATTGCATCACAATGCGGAAACGTATTAGCGATGGGTCCACAATGTTATAAGGATAAAGAACGTTATCCTCATGGCCCATGGTGCAAGGTTGGTGATTGGGTGATCTTTGCGCGTTATGCAGGATCACGTATACAAATTGAAGGTGGGGAAGTTAGGTTGTTAAATGAAGATGAAGTTTTAGCAACCATCAAGAATCCAGAGGATATCTTGCATAAATACTAACATAGAAAAGGAGAAACTATGCCAGAAGAAAAGAAAACAGTAGATATAGATACTTCAGGACCTGAAGTAGATGTAACTATTGAAGAAAAAAAGGATGAAGCCGTTATTGAAACGGAAGCACCTAAAGAGGAAACCACGGAACAAGAAACACAAAAAGATGAAACAGTAAAAGAAATAAAAAAGGAACAAAAAGTTGAAGACTCTAAATTAGAAGATTACAGTAAAGGCGTTCAATCACGTATTGCAAAACTTACTCGTAAGATGAGAGAAGCAGAACGAAGAGAGGCTGCAGCTGTAGAATATGCTAATGCGTTAGAGCAAAAAAGGAAAGTTGATCAGGAAAGATTTCAAAAAGTCGATGCTGATTATAGTAAGAAATTTGAGGAGCATGTAAAAACTGGAATGGACTCTGCGCAAAAAAGTTTAGCGCAAGCCATTGAAGCAGGTGATGCAGCTGCTCAAGTTGAAGCAAATAAACGTATTGCCGAACTAGCGTTCGAAAATGCGAAAATACAACAACAAAGAGTTGTACAGGAAGAGAAACCTGCACAGCTTTCTGACGGTGGAAAATTACCGAAACAAACTCCACAATCATTACCTGAAGCTGATCCTATGGCTGAAGATTGGGCTGCTAAAAATAGATGGTTCGGAACTGACCGAGCTATGACATTTACAGCGTTTGAGATTCACAAAGATCTAGTGGAAAAAGAAGGTTATGATCCTAAATCAAATGAATATTATGTTGAAATTGACAAACGTATAAGAGTTGACTTTCCTCATAAATTTGATAATAGTGGAGACATACAAACGACTAGACCCGTTCAGTCGGTGGCTTCTGCGAATAGAAGTGCAAAAACTGGTCGCAAACAAATGAGACTCACATCGTCTCAAGTAGCAATAGCTAAAAAATTAGGTGTGCCACTCGAAGAATATGCAAAACAATTAAAACTCACGAAGGAGGCGTAAGCATATGACAAAAGATAAAAAAACTTCTCGTGCGGCTGATACACGGTCAAAAACTGAAAGACCCAAAGTGTACAAGCCACCATCCTCTCTGGATGCACCACCAGCGCCTGACGGCTTTAGGCACAGATGGATCAGAGCTGAATCTGTAGGATTCCAAGATAGTAAAAATATTTATGGAAGACTTAGAGAAGGGTATGAATTAGTGAGAGCTGATGAATACAAAGATTCTGATTATCCTGTAGTTGCCGACGGTAAATACGCTGGAGTCATTGGAGTAGGAGGCCTATTGTTGGCTAGGATACCTGAAGAACTCGCGAAGCAACGTGTTGATTATCAGAAGAAACTTACTGAAGGTCAAGACGAAGCAGTTGAAACCGACTTGCTAAGGGAACAACATAAGAGTATGCCGATCGATGTCGATCGACAGTCTCGTGTAACCTTCGGTGGTACAAAGAAAAGTTAATTTTTTAACTATTCTCGGGATAACAACCAATTCCCTATCATCGATTTAATATAAACCCGTCTATAGAAATATAGACATAAGGAGTAATAACTATGGCAAATAGCGCAACAGCTGGTGACGGTTTGAATGCTACAAGTATGCTTGGAAATACTCCTGCTCCGCAAGGTCAATCTGCTTATAAGATTGACGCTGGATACGGAACTGCTATTTATAATGGCGCTCCCGTTGTCAGTGCAGCAGGATATATGACTGAGGGTACAGTAGTAACAACTGGAACCACATCAATGTGCGGCGTGCTAAATGGTGTTTTCTACAACGCGGCTACAACTTTGAAGCCAACTTGGGATAATTACTATGCAGGCAGCATTACTCCGGCAAACAGTGAAGATATAACAGCGTTTATTATTGACGCACCTTGGCAATGTTATGAAATCTTCTCAGATGGCGCAATCACTCAAGCGAAGTTTATGCAAACTTTTAATATGAATGCGGCAGCTGGAAGTACAGTCACAGGTAAATCAACTAACACGTTGGATATTGGATCTGAACATGCTACTAACTACTCATGGAGAGTTTTAAGGGTCGCTGACGATCCTGAAAATAACGACATAACTGCAGCTTACTGCAAACTTGTTGTTGTTTCTAACTTAAATGAGTTTGTTGATAGCGCGTAATAGGAGCATATAGACATGGCAATATCAAGAGCACAGCTAGTTAAAGAACTAGAACCAGGCCTAAATGCACTATTTGGGCTGGAGTACAAACGGTATGACAATGAGTCTGCCGAAATATACGTAACCGAGTCTAGTGACAGAGCTTTCGAAGAGGAAGTAATGTTATCAGGATTCGCTAACGCTAATGTAAAAGCAGAAGGTCAAGGCATTTCATACGATGAAGCGCAAGAAACCTACACTGCACGTTACACTATGGAAACGATCGCGCTTGCTTTCGCAATCACGGAAGAAGCTATCGAAGATAATCTCTACGATAGACTAGCTTCTAGATATACAAAAGCATTAGCAAGATCTATGTCAAACGCTAAACAAGTGAAAGCAGCTGTCCCGTTAAATAATGGTCTACCTTCGGTAGCTACTTATAAAACTGGTGACACTGTTTCTTTGTTCTCAACAAACCACACTACTATAGCTGGGGCTTGTTCGAACACACTTTCTACTCAAGCGGATTTAAACGAAACTTCATTGGAGCAGTCTTTAATAGACATCGCTGCAATGACTGATGAAAGAGGTTTAAAAATCGCTGCGAGAGGCGTGAAGATGATAGTTCCGTCTGCTAATCAGTTTAACGCTGAGAGATTATTAAAATCTCAAGGTAGAACTGCTACAGCAGATAATGATATCAATGCAGTCAACTCTATGGGAATGATTCCTCAAGGATACAGAGTGAACCATTTCTTAAATGATTCTGATTCATGGTACATTATTACGGACGTTCCTAATGGTATGAAACACTTTGAAAGAACTCCATTGACAACTTCAATGGAAGGTGATTTCGATACTGGTAACGTTAGATACAAAGCTAGAGAACGATACGTCTTCGGCGCATCGGACTATAGAGGTATCTTCGGCGTTGAAGGTGCGTAACCTAAACTAATTATGTGGCGGAACATAGTTCCGCCACATTTTTTTATAGAAAGAAAAATGCTACCAACAATTGTTGTTGATAATTTTTTTAAAGATGTAAATGAAATAATAAAATTATCAAAAAAATTTAAATATTTTCCTCCTAAAAAAGAAGAACATTGGGTAGGTCTTAGAACTAAATCTTTACATATTAATAATTATAAATTATTTAATTTTATTATTTTAAAAATTTTAAATTTTTATTTCCCTACTAAAAATATTACATATAAAAATAGCTTTATTTATTTTCATAAATTAATGCCTGGGTGTAAAAAAAGTAATGGTGAAACTCATTATCATACTGATAGTAATGTTAAATTAGCTGGAATAATATATTTAAGTAAAGGAGATGTAAAAAATGGAACTACTCTTTTTAATAAAAAAAAGAAAAAACAAATAATAGTTAGTAATGATTTAAACACACTTGTATGTTATGAGGGCTCTAAATATCATGGTCCAACACTTTTAAATGTAAACAAGGAAAGATTAACCATGAATATATTTATTAAAAACATAAAAATATTTTAAATATGTATGACCACAGTTTTGCCACATTTTACAAATACAGTGAGAAAATGAAGAAATTCCTAGTAAAAATATGGGCTTATGATCACTATACTTCTTTTGAAGTAGAAGCAGAAGATAATGCTAAATCTATTGAAAAATCTATCCTTGACAAAATTGGAGAAAAGAGTATAAACTGGGAATCAACGGGAATGTTTTCGAACACTCCCAACAGAATAACCTATGAGGAGGTTAGTCATGACCGAAGACCTATACAAACAGAAAAGGTCCTTGGAGTTGAGGTGGCAGTTGGAGTATGAGCAAAATGGCAAATATACTCTTAACATGGTCGAAATTGATAATGCAATTAAAGGTGTTATTACTGAGATCAAACTGGAAGAATCTAAAATTGCAGATAGAGAAAATGCAATTGAAGCTTCGGCCGCCCAAGTTTCTGTGGCAACTTAAATAAAGCCACATCGCTGAAAACGTACTTTTATGCAGGGATCCCTTGCACTCTACTAAAATCTAATATATACAATAATCACTATACAATTAATTAGAACATAGACGCGTATAGTCGACGGCCTAGAGACTATGTTCGGAAACTAGGAGGATATAATTATGGCAAATACAACGTTTTCGGGACCAGTAAGATCATTAAATGGTTTTATTAGTTTCGGACCTAAAGCAGTCGTGAGCTTAACTGCTGATACAACTTTAACTGTAGCAGATCATGCAGGTAGAGTTATTACCTGTAATGATGCGGATGGTAAATTTACTTTACCTACTATTACAGTGGGTAGTTCATCAGCGGTAGCTGGAGCAAATGACTATAATGTAGCAAGTAATCTTGGATGTACTTACACATTCTGGGTAGAAACTGCAGCAACAGACATGGATATTAAAACTGACGGAACTGATAAGTTCTACGGTGCTATATATACAGGTATTGATGATAGTGCTGGTGGAAAAACATTCATTTCTGATTCATCAAGTAATGATGTACTAACTATGAATGGTTCAACTAAAGGCGGACTCGCTGGAAGTTGGGTACAATTCACGGCAATAGCAGATAACGCTTACTATGTCACAGGACAATTATTAGGGTCAAGTACTCTGGTAACACCTTTTGCTGACGCGTAATAGGTAAATAATTTTTGTGGGCTCCTTCGGGAGCTCACAAAAGAAGGAGAAAAATATGAGTACATATCCAGTGGATATAAAGACAGCAAACATAACAACTGCAACAACTACAACTGTTGTAGATGGTCCTGCAAGAATTTTAGGACTTTCTTGGGTACAACCTTATAATGTAGCAGCAGGAACAATTACAGTTCTTGATGATTCTAGTAGTGTATGGGTAGTAGATGTTCCAAGAACAAATGATTCAGATGCAGGAGATAGTAAATCTGTGGCTGGTTCTATTATGTTACCAGGAACAGGAATTAGATGTGGAACAAAACTTAAAGTTACAAATGCTGTAACTACGCATGTTACTGTCTATTATGGATAGGAGTTTAGATGGCAAATACAACATCTGGCTCTTACACATTTGAAAAGAATTTTGCAATTGATGACATCATTGCAGAAGCGTACGAGCGTATCGGTCTAGTAGGAACTGCTGGACATCAAATTCATAGCGCTCGAAGATCTTTAAATATTTTATTTCAAGAATGGGGAAATAGAGGAATTCACTTTTGGGAAGTAGGTGATACCAATATTGACTTAATTGAAGGCCAAGCAGAGTATACTTTTTATCGATCAAGTGATGATGGAACATCTTCTGTTACAGTAGGTGGAACTTCTGGTGCTTCTACTTATGGACTCTCTGATATTTTATCTGCTCAATATAGAACGGATAGAACGGCTACAGATCAAACAGATTTACCCATGACAAAAGTTGCAAGATCAACTTATGCAGCTTTCTCTAATAAATTAACTAAAGGAACTCCAAGTCAATTCTGGGTTCAAAGATTCGTGGACAAAGTTACGGTAACCATTTACCCAACACCTAATTCTACAGCTGCATCTAAAGATATGCATATTTACTTTGTTAAAAGAATTCAAGACGTAGGAGCTTATACAAATGCAACTGATGCTCCTTATAGATTTGTTCCTTGTATGACAGCAGGTCTAGCATTTTATTTATCTCAAAAATA